GGTGGATTTACTTCTGTGGACTCGCGGGTGCCCGGCTTTCGCCTATTTTCCCAGTCCTTTCGCTGATATAGTGCGGTCTCTGCGGGTCCCAATCCGCACGGCTTTTAGGAGTTGCCTCCCAGAGACCAATCATCGGGGGGTACGTTAATGCCCCCAACACCACACCGTCACGAACACCTCTGGTTGTAAGGAACCACAGGTCAAACCTCTGATGCGCAATGCGCCCTAATACGCCTACTCTCGTATCTACGGTATGTACAAACATGTACTGGAGTTAGACCGCCAACGCTTGCCTCATTTGGCGGTAGCGTGCGTATGCCACAACGCTAGTGAATGCCTGCGACGCCAACTGAGCAGCCTGCATTGCAGTGCTGTTAGTGGACGGATAACGCCACTCTCCAAGGACGTCGCGCAACCTGGTAAGCAGCGCCGTGATGGACATTGTGCTCTCATTGGAGCTAGTCTCGGCAGACGCCACGAACCCGTTGGTCATGTTAGGCAACCACTCATATACCGCCACCAATCTGATGCGCACCCCCGTAGAAACGGGCAAACCGGCCCAACTCAGCACAATGCTGTTATGCCCATTAGTGCTGGCTATGGCTGCGCCAGCGTTCTCATATAAGGCATCGGTAGTGCTAGGAGACCACTTGATCTCCATGCTCTCCGTAGGCATGCGCTGGGAATAACCGGAGCCGGCTCGAATATTGGCGACAGTAAAACTGCCGCCTACCGGGATGGCCTCCACAGGAACCACGGTGCCACTAACCAAACCTGAGCGGTTCAACTCAGACCCAGGCCAGAAAACCTGAGCACAAGCTGCCACGCACCTCAACGCTCGGGAATTAGCAGTGAGGTAGGAATAGCCCGGACACCATGACGTGAAATTAATTGCAGTGGTAGCGATAGCGTCCGTGTCTGCCACGCCATAAGCCAGGCCGGAATCAGTACCCCCAGTGCAAAGAGCACCAGGAGCCCAACGCAAAAAGCCAGCTGTTTGCGTGGCTCCATTGCCGACGATAAAATCGGTTTCCGCTCGCGTCAAAAAGCCGCCAGAGCCCCCGTAGCCCACTGGATGTACCAATGGGGCAGTGCAGGGGTTGACGAGCAATCGTGCGTATGCAGCGGCTTCCTTATCACCACCGGATGGCAACCTTGTATTGCGCACCACCACCTTCCCATTGGGATTGGGAGCCCGCTTGTTATTACGGCGGGCAATGGCTTTCTTAGCGCTGTTTGGTCTCATACTCTCTTATTGCGCAAACTGGGAACTGGGGAGGTGCAGTGGGGTCTGCGGTAATCTCCCTATCCGCAACGCCAGGTGAGCCGAAGTCAACGCCAGCAACACGTCGTTCAAATGCCACCTGGTCGCACGGCATAATGCCAAATGCCTTCCAGAAAGACACCCGCGTGTCGATGCTGACATCAACGTATCTGCCCACCATCCCTCGAGCGAGCATACGAGCACCGCTCTCGAGCCCAGGGTGAAGCCCTATGTTCACTCCTCTCCCTGACCTCACCATGGTGGCGTACAGCTCTTGCAGCATTGGAACCCCACTAGACAGAGCCATGCCAACTTGCCTAAAGTAGTGAGGTAACCAAGCCGGATGCGTTCTTGCTCACACGGCAACACGCTGCACAGATCCTTTACCGCCACAACGTGCGGATTGCGGACCATTACCCAGGTGTTGTCGACGCAGACGGGCCTGGCCTGGCAAAACTCAATCTCTTCAAAGCAATAGACAGGTTGCTCCACCTTCATTGTGAACCCCATGGTTCCAAACCACTCTCCCAGGCCCTCGGAGAAGCGGCGCAAGTCCTTAGACTCCATGATGACTACGCAGTCGTCCCCGTTGTTTGCCAACCTGTATTTGACCCGCGCGCTCTTGCACCAAGCGTCGACGAGCCCACACATGATTAAGCAATTGCCGAGTGCTGTGTTCATGTCACCACTCATCCTGCACCCTTGCACCTGATACTACACGTACCCGTCCTTGGTTCTGCTATGTCCAGAGTTGACCAACTGCCACTGAAGCAGCCGGTGCAACTCCTTTCTATCGCAGCCCCTGAAGCACCTAGTATATACATCGTGCTCCCACCGCAAGGCTTGTTTGGACACGTGCTGGTCAAACCTGCTCGCATCCAGCCCTACGGCAACTGGGCGGGTAACCGTACCCCACATGCCACGTATGTGCTTGGCTACCTGTGCGGCGTTGTAGCCTTTCATGACAGTGGGGCCCCCACAGAGCTCTGCTATCGAGCTGTAAATGCGGTGTTCCAAGTCCTTCAGAAAGCGGCCAACCTCCACGTTGTATCTAGCAGAGCGGGGCTGTATAACCCTGGGAGCGGGGTCACATTTGCCACCGGGCATGTGCGTGCCAATCTTCTCTGCCTTCACAAACACGTCAATTCGGGCGTCGCGAGCTGAAACAGGAAGGACCCCCAAGCTCCT